GAGGAAGTAATACATATAGGTGTTACTTCCTCTTTTTCGTTTATGGAGTTGTCATGGAAATTCAAGCAAAAATTGAAGATTTAAAAAAGAATAGAATTTTTATTGCCACGCCAATGTACGGCGGTATGGCTCATGGTCTTTATATTAAATCGTGTCTAGATTTACAAACAAGTTTGGGTCAGTATGGTATTGAAACTAAATTCTCTTTTCTTTTCAATGAATCTCTTATCACAAGAGCACGAAATTATTTGGTAGATGAATTTCTTCGTTCAGAAAACTTTACTCATTTACTTTTCATTGATAGTGACATTCATTTTAATCCACAAGATGTTTTGGCTATGTTGGCTTTAGATAAAGATGTAATCGGCGGCCCTTATCCTAAAAAATCAATCAATTGGGGTAATGTAGCTCTAGCTGCGAGAAAACATCCTGATATGGATCCAAGAGAACTAGAGAGTCTTGTTGGTGAGTATGTGTTTAATGTTGTAAAAGGAACTTCTTCCTTTCAAGTAACTGAACCTTTAGAAGTTTTAGAAATTGGTACTGGTTATATGATGGTTAAAAGAGGAGTATTTGATAAGATGAAAGATGCTTATCCAATGATTCATTACAAACCAGACCATGTTGGTCAAGCTCACTTTGATGGTTCACGGTATATTCACGCATACTTTGATACAGTAATTGATTCCAAAGATTCAATCACAGGCGGAGGTTCTGACCGCTATCTAAGTGAAGATTATATGTTCTGCCAGATGTGGCGCAAAATTGGAGGTAAAGTGTTCTTGTGTCCTTGGGTTAGAACACAACACATTGGTACATATGCATTTACTGGAAATATGCCAGCTGTTGCTCAATTTACTGGTAAATTATAATAGACTTGAAGATCACCCATAACAATAAAACAATTCAAAAATTGGAAAAAAATCCAATATTTTTATTGACAGGTGATATAGAAACAACAAAATTTTATTCTTCTTTGGCTTCTGCCTGTATAAAAATAGGAACTTATCTAGAGGATAAAATAGAAGAAAAAATTAGAATTAACTTTGATATTAAACAAGAAATAGGTCAACAATCTTTATTTCCAACTGAAGAATATTTTTTGGTGAAACAAAAATTTCAGAAAGTAGAACCTGATTTTGTTTATATTGATGAAAATCAGAAAATAATTTATGTTTATGAAGTTAAGACTAATTTAGGAAATGCTGATTCAAAAAAAGCTCACGGAGAAAAAATAAAGTATAAAACACTTTATACATTCTTAACAAAGAAATATTTGGATTATACTGTAAAAATATTTGTTGTTGATTTTATGGGAGATTTATCTGGTGCCACTGCTTTATATGAGGCCTCAGACATTATTGAAGTTATTGATGGAGAAACTTTCTGTAAAAGAATAAAAATTGATTATCAAACAATAATAAATGATTTGAAACTTTCTCAAAATCACAATAAAAATTTTATTAAGGAGTTCAAAAAAATTGAAGTCTGTTAAAGATGTTGTCAAAGCATCACAAAATGCGACAACAGGCGGCCGTAAATTTGATGGTGGTAAATTACAATATGGTTTACTGCCACCAGCTGCACTTAAAGCTACTGTAGAGATACTTACTTTTGGTGCTGAGAAGTATGAGCCTGACAATTGGAAGTATGTACCAGATTCAAAGCGCCGATACTTTGATGCTTTGAATCGCCATCTATGGGCATGGAAAGAAGGTGAACAACTAGACCCCGAATCTGGTAAACACCATCTAGCCCATGCTATGTGTTGCCTCATGTTTCTATATGAACATGATACAATATATTCTATTGATAAATCTTAATTATGAGAGGTAAAAATGAAATTATCAAACGAAACCATTTCGGTTCTCAAAAACTTTGGTGCAATTAACCAAGGTATTCTTTTCAAAAAAGGTAAAACTTTAAAAACAGTATCTTCACATAAAAATATTCTCGCTGAAGTTGATATTAAAGAAGATATTCCTGCTGAGTTTGGCATCTATGACCTGAACAATTTTTTGTCGGTCATTTCTCTCCACAAAGATGACCCATCATTTGAATTTGATGACAAGCAAGTTACCATTGTTGGTAACAAAGGTCGTTCTAAGATTAAATATCGTTTTACTCCTGCAAATATGATTGTTACTCCACCAGAGAAGTCGCTAACAATGCCTGACGCAGAAATCAAATTTGATTTAACGGCAGAAGATTTTGATTGGGTTATGCGAGCTGCTGGAGTTCTTGCTTCACCACAGATTGCAATTGAATCTGATGGAAAGAAGGTTAGTATTGTTACACTCGACCTACAGAATGATTCCGCACACACAGACGCATTAGAAATTGCAAATGGTAATGGCAACAAATACAAAATGATTTTCAAAACAGAAAACATTACAAAAGTATTGGCAGGCACTTACGAAGTTTCTATCTCATCTAAAGGCATTTCACATTTTAAAAACAAAAACCTTCCGTTGCAATATTGGATTACAACTGAGCAAGGTTCTAAATTTGAAAAGGGGGTATAATGTTTAAATGGTTTACTAATGCAGTAGAAGAATTTAAAGGTCAAAGCTTTGCAATTAATGTAAACAAAGTTATACATGTCCACGAAAGAGTTCAAAACATTGAAAAAAAAGGGAAAAAAACTACAGTAAAAACAACCATACTTTACTGTGGCGTAAATGAAACTTGGGAAGTGGAAGAATCTATTGAATATGTTGTTGCTCGTTTGAATGAGCGTGATTAAATTATGATATATGTGAAAGGTTCTTATGGAACATTTGTTATGGACAGAGAAGTATCGGCCTCAGACGGTGGAAGATTGTATTCTTCCAGACCGTCTGAAAAAGCCGTTTCAGGAATATGTGAATCAAAAGGAGATACCCAATCTCCTATTGAGTGGTGGAGCCGGCGTAGGCAAGACCACGATAGCCAAAGCGATGTGCAACGAAATTGGTTGCGACTTCATGGTAATCAATGGTTCTGATGAAAGTGGTATTGATACATTTAGAACCAAGATTAAAAATTATGCTTCATCAATGTCACTCTCTGGTGGTCGTAAGGTCATCATCATTGACGAAGCAGATTATCTAAATCCAAACTCAACTCAACCGGCTCTCCGTAATGCGATAGAAGAATTCGCAAGTAATTGTTCCTTTATATTTACTTGTAATTACAAAAATCGCATTATAGATCCGCTTCATAGTCGTTGTGCCGTCATCGACTTTGGCCTCAAGAATGGTGAGAAGGCCAAGATGGCTGCGGCGTTCTTCAAGCGAATTCAAACAATTTTGCAAAGTGAATCCGTTGATGCAGATGACAAGGTTCTTGCTGAGTTAATCAAAAAACATTTCCCAGATTTTCGCCGTGTGCTGAATGAACTTCAGCGTTATTCTCAGTTTGGTAAAATCGATACAGGTATTCTTACACAGATTGCTGATGTATCTATTGAAGAACTGACCAAATCAATTTCATCAAAAGACTTTGCTTCTATTCGTAAGTGGGTTGCAACACACGAAATTGATAGCACGGTTCTGTATCGTAAGATTTATGATTCTCTCTATGATGTAATGAAACCTCAATCAATTCCACAAGCAGTCATCATTCTTGCTGACTATCAATACAAGGCTGCGTTTGTTGCAGACCAAGAGGTGAATACTGTGGCTTGTTTGACTGAATTAATGGTATCTTGTGAGTTCGTATGAACCCATTCGATTTTGTCAAAGAAATTTTACAAGGTAAAAAACAGTTAATTGTTGACGACCTTTCAGAAAAAGAATACAATCCATTCTTAATTAATCGCTCTTTATCTTATCATAAAGATTGCGTTCTGTATGCAAATGAAATGAACAGACGCCATTTCTTGGATAAGAAGTTGCAAAATGACTTTTTACTAAATACCGTCAGGTCTCAAAAGAGGCCCTTTGCGAAGTGGGTTAAGTCTGAGAAAAGTGATGATTTGGAATGTATAAAACAAGTCTATGGTTTCTCCGATTCAAAGGCCCGTGAGGCACTCCGCTTACTAAGCAAAGACCAGATCCAACAACTAAAAGAACAAACCGATACCGGTGGATTAAGGAAGTAATATGGTTGACTTGACTCAGTTTGTTGAGGTAAGCCTTAACGAACAAGACGATTTTTTAAAGGTGAGGGAAACTCTTACTCGTATTGGCGTTTCTTCACGGAAAGAAAAAGTATTATATCAATCTTGCCATATTCTACATAAACAAGGCAAGTATTATATCGTACACTTTAAAGAACTATTTGCATTGGATGGTAAACCATCTAATATTTCAGAGAATGATATACAAAGACGAAACGCAATTGCTAATTTATTGGAAGAATGGGGTCTTGTAAAGATTCTAAATCGTAAACTAATTGAAGGTAATATAGCACCTTTACACCAAATAAAGATTATTTCTTTTAAAGAAAAAGATGATTGGGATTTAATTGCCAAATATAACATTGGCAAAAAAACATCTGATTATTAAATTGTTGTATAAATAATGGTGCGGCGCCTAATGGGCCGCAATTTTGATTAACTCGCTTAATAGGAGAAATAACATGACACTCGGTCATATTTCATTTGGGCCATTGGCTCACACAACATTGGGTTTTGAGCGTTTCTTTGATGATGTTGAAAGACTTTTGAATGTAGATAATGCAACAAAAGTAACCCAATCTTTTCCACCACACAATATCATCAAGCTAAAAGACACACATTATGTTGTCGAGCTTGCTATTGCTGGATTCAGTAAAGAAGAAATTGAAATTACAGCAGAAGATGGTACATTGACAATCAAAGGTGAGAAAAAAGAAAAAGATGTTGAAGTAACATATCTGCATCGTGGCATTGGCACTCGGTCATTTACAAAACAATTGACTATTGCTGATACTGTAGAAGTTAAAGG